TCCCCATGCCCCATCGATGGTCGAGCTGGCCGAGCTGAATTCGGTGGAAACCAATTCAGCACTGTCAGAATGTTCCAAGTAGCCGGCGGCCGACGCACTCTGCTCGGCCAGCTCGACCATCGATGGGGCATGGGGAAGTTCGCCCAGCGGCGGCGGTGCGGGAGGACGCGACTTAACATCCAAACCGAGGATCTTCGCAGCCGCCCTGGTCGCTGCCCGCTGGTCGCCGTCGTGCATCAGGATGCAGAAAACGTCGAAAGCATCATTCTTGTGACCATTGGCAAGCGGGTCGGAGCTGTGATGCGAATAGAGCTTGCGATCAATGATGGTCACTCCCGGATCGCCACTGCTGCTGTGCGGACACAGCCACTTGTCACCTCTACGCTCATAGCCGTGGGCCTCGATCAGCGTTGCGATGTCGTGACAGCGGTTGAACTCGGGAATGACCTCTGGCAGTCGATCACCAGAACGTTCAGCGGCTAAGTGGGGCCTCGGGGCAGGAGGAGCAGGAGCAGTTGCAGGCTTAGGCGCCCAAGGACACACCGCTTGCGCCTGAGCCTTGAGTTGATCCCATCCAAGCCAAACAGCCAACAATTCAGCTGGCAGCTCGGGCATGCCCTCAGGCGGGGGTGGATTGCGCCAAATGTACGGCTGACCAGTACCAGGATGAATGGATGGCGGCAGAACGTCTTGAACAGCACCACCCCGCAGTTCGAACACGGTGGTCCTTTTGAAGGGCTCAGCAGCCATCCGCAGCGCGGCTACCCTGCCCGCGTCACCCGTCTTTTTGGCTGCCACCATCTGAGCGGTGAGAGCCTTCAGAATCGAGCCATCCGGGTCCGCCTGGTTGGGCCAAGTGAGCGAGCGACGACTCAATTCAACGCCTGCAGGCACCCGAAACATAACGCGGAAACGCGTAGGGTTACCCACCGTGGTGGGATTAGCGGCGGCAAGCGCATCGAGGTCTAACCCGAATGCCTCCTGCAGGACCTGCCGCGACATCTCTACCTCATCAACGTCCAGCGAGCACACTTGGCTTGGGCCAAGCACTACACCGAGGTTGTGTGCTGGATGAGCAGCCCAGAACGCCTCGGCCGCGTTGGCATCAGTGAAGTAACCACCGGGCTTGTTCCAGGCGTCCCCCTTGGGCCCCTTCTCTCCTGGCTCAACGGGTACCAAGGCAAGCCCGAAAGTTTCGATATAGCGCCGCGCCCATGCAGCAATCGAATGTCCTTTGGGCTCACTCATCTACGCCGCTCCCGCAGCTCCTGGCAACTCACGCAGGTCTCACAACCCACGACCAGTTGCTGACGCAGCAAAGGAATAGCGTCGTCGCAATCCTCACAGAACTGGGCGCTAGGTTTGCTGGGCTTTTGCGTATGGCGCTGAAGCGCCATTTGCAAGAAGTACTCGGCCTGCTCGCTTGCCACGTCGAGCGGATCTGGAAGGTTAGCCATTGGCGCGGTCCTCCATAGCCTGACGGGCACCGGCCATGATGGCCAGCACCTGCCGAATTACATCCATCCCGCACTTCTCCAGGTCGAGAACTTCAGGCAGGGTCCAGATGTTGTCTGAAGCACCGTCATGCAAGCTGCCGACAAACTTGCCGGACTCATCGAGGAGCCCCGCAACAGCCTGTAGCGCATCATTGGTCGCCGGTACTGGCTCAGGGCGGTACCACACAACCCCAGCTGGACGGACCAGGGCGTCAAGCAGCCTTGGATCCGCCGTCCACTGGATGATTTCCTCCAGCTCATCCGGCGTCGGCCAGCGGCGTTCCTCGGTGTGGTGGAGCTTCTTCTGCAGGGTATCCACCTCTAGGCCCATGTCGAAGGCTAGTCTGGTGATACCGCCATGGTAGTCACGACCTGCGCGGTAGAGCGCTTGCCGCAAGGTGAGGACCGGGCCAGCGCCCGGCAGTAGATCAATGCGACTCATAACCGTAAATCCTCGGTTTACGGTGTAGCCACAAGACAGGGTAGGCCCTATCCTACAGCCACGACCGTACTGTGCTGTGCGTCGTCGTAGCTGGGCTGGGGAGGTGAGAGGCCCCAGTCCAGCACCCTAATGTTTTGCTTGTCTCAGATACGCCCAGTCGATGTCCGGTCGCAGCGCTTCGCAACGAATCACCCCTCCCGACTCTCGATCCAGGCCGACAGCCAGGCCTGCGCTAGCGCGGCGATTCCCATAGGCGACCTGCTTCAACTGGCCAACCGACGTCCCGCAGCGGCACGCGAATGCCTCTAGCTCCTCCTTGTCCATCGTTTTTAAGTACTCGCTAAGCGTCATAGACACCTCCATTGGCGGGCAGATTAGCAATTGCTAATTAGCAAAACAATAGCAATCTGTAATTTACTGTTTGCTAACGGAAAGCAATCATCGCCGAATGGATATAAACGAAAGGCGTATCGCCTCCCTCCGCAAGATCATGGGTAAGCTAAGCCAGAAGGAATTCGCTGAGGCTTACGACCTTGACGCGTCGTACCTGTCACAATTGCTGAACGGCCATCGCAAGCTGGGGGAAAAGGCTGCGCTGAATCTCGAGCTAAAGATTGGGCTCGCAGCAGGGACGCTGACATCTCCTCACTCAGAGGAGCCCCCCATCGCAGCCTCCGACAACGTGGTTCGCCTGCCCGTACGGTCGGCAAAGGACAAGAACTACGTACTGATACCGCACCTCGACATTGCGGCGTCCATGGGGCATGGCAAGGCAGCCCCCGAAATGCACATTGAAGTCATCCATGACATGACGGTACACCTCGATTGGCTCAGGATGCAGGGTCTGAGCTTCTCGAACATCGACAATCTCGCAATCATCACAGGTGATGGCGACAGCATGTCAGGAACGTTCGCAGACGGCGACGCACTGCTCGTTGATCGTGGCATTACCGAAGTGAAGACTGATGCTATTTACGTGTTCACCCTTGACGGCGATCTGTACATCAAGCGCCTCCAGCGCCTGACCGGGGGCCAGCTCCGAATGATTTCCGACAACCCTGTCTACCCTCCCATCACCATCGACGAATCGATGATCGACCGCATGCACATTCAGGCCCGCGTTTTGCTCGCCTGGAACGTTAAGAAACTGTAGTGCCATAGCGCTGTGATCCACCGGCCAGGCTGCCGGTGCACGGTTGCGCCTGAACGATTTAGCATTTGCTATTGATTAGATCATTAGCTTTTGCTAATTTCGAGCCCGTGTCACCCTCTCACATCAAGGACACGGACGAATGAAATCAGCACAGCACGACGGATCGGTAACGATCCTCATACACCCCACCACATGCAGCAGCCTCGCCAAGATTCAAGCCTTCCAGCGATGCACCGGCCTGCAGGTTGTCGTCTCCAGCAACGGCAAAGCCCACGCTATTCCCTGCACCGGGGGTGTCGCATGAGCGAGTTCTCCATTCCACTCCACCGGGTCATGCTGCTCCAACACACCCTTGAGCAAGGCGGTTCCGCTACTTGCCAACTGCGTCGCCCCGAAATTTCGGTTGATGCAAAGATCAACGTTGAGAACGACGACGACACCCATTACATCAAGGTGGCTCTGGGTCCCCTCTCCAGCTCACTGAAACTTCCACGCTCGCCATCGACCAAGTACCAGTTCTTGCGCGAATTTCTGCAGGATCTAGCCAATGGCCGAACCGATTCCGGCGCTCAAGCGGAAGAGGCAGTTGCCTTAATGGAGGCTCAGGAATACCTGGACGAAATCATTCAGGTCGGCCAGATCGCCTATGTCATAAGCACCACCAACCCTGAGCGCCCGCTCGGCGTAGTCGTGACCAACGACCAAGGTGAAGTTTGTGCAGCGGCAACCGGCTCATGCAAGGAGCACCTCGCTGAGGTCGTACGCGCCAAGCTCAGGCCCGACCAGGAGGGGCTCGGGGAGTGCGCATGAGCACACTGGAACAACTGCGCGGCCAATGGACCACCCCCTGTCCGACGCTAACCGCAGTGAGAGAGCACTACTTCCCTCACATCGGGTCGGACCGACGGTTCAAGGCGCTGATCAACAAAGGTGAGATCAAGCTGACGCTGAAGAAGCTGCACAACTCGGCGAAGGCTCAACACGTGATCTACCTCCACGATCTCGCTGAGTACCTTGACAACCAGGCTGAGCGAACGAAGCAACCGGGTTGAACCAAGCGGCCCCGGCTATCAGGGGCACCCAGCTCGCCATCGCCTCTCACATTGCAGGTGGCGGGCTACTTAGGAGCACAGCACATGCAACCGCACCAATACGCACTCGGCGCCGGAATCCTCTGGCTGGTAACCCTCATCGCTCTCCCCTTCCTGATCGCGAAAGCTCGCACCCGCTCATTCGCCCTGGGGTTTGACGCTGGAATGCACCATCAGAAAGCAGACTACAAGCTACAGATGCAAGCACTGAGCGACGACCTGGCCGAAACCGCCATCCAGGCCGAAGCCGACAAGCGCAAACATCATCATGCAGTCGCCAACCTCAAACACACCATCAACGAGCTTGAAGACCGGATCATGTCTTACACCGGGCTTGCGGTAACCGAACTCGACCATGAACAACTGACTAAAGCAGCAGAGACCCTGCAGCTGGCACAACGTACATGGGAAACGGCGAAAGGGACTGAACCTTGGTGCGTCAGGGCCCACAACGAACGCCTCAGTATTCAAGCCCTTGCTCGGCGCGTTCACGAACAGTTGCGTAAGACCCCCACCAGCTCCGCCAAAGTAGGAGAACTCGCATGAGCACTCCTGCTATCCAAGCCAAGAGCGTTCTGGTGCACGGACCAATGGGGTGCGGAAAAACCACCAATGCCCACTCCATAGCCAAGGCTCTCGGTCTCACCAACGTTTTGGACGAATGGGAACCAGGAGCAGCAGTCCCGTTGCTGGACACCCTTGTGTTGACCAGAGCGAACAATCCCCAGTGGTATTTCCAGGGGCGTGTATTGAGCTACGACCAGGCCATGCAGGTTGCTCGCCAACAGGGAGCAATCAAATGACCCTACGTAAGCACGTACTGAAGCACTTCCACATGTGCTGCGGCCTGGGCGGCGGCGCCAAGGGCTTCAACCGCTCCAAGCCTATCGTCGGCAACCTGCAAGCTGAGTGGCAGTGCATTGGTGGCGTCGATGTCGATCCGGCAGGACTCGCCGACTTCGAACGCCTTAGTGGCGTGAAAGGGACCTTGCTGGACCTGTTTACCCACGATCAATACATCCGCTTCCACGGGAAAGAACCACCACTTGGATGGCGAGAGGCCACGCCGGACGACATTCGCCGCGCTGCAGGTGGTCAGCGGCCAGACGCTGTGTTCATCAGCTCTCCATGTAAGGGCGCAAGCGGGTTGCTGTCCGAAAAGATGAGCCTCACCCCCAAATACCAAGCTCTCAACGAACTGACCCTGCGCTGTATCTGGCTGTTTGGCGAAGCCTGGGCAGATGACCCTGTGCCGTTACTGGTTTTCGAGAATGTGCCGCGCCTCGCAACCCGTGGCCGTCACCTGCTGGATCAGATCAACAGCCTCCTATCCAGCTTTGGCTACGCCGTGGCCGAGACTACTCATGACTGCGGCCGCATCGGAAACCTAGCACAGAGCCGCAAGCGCTTCCTATTGGTTGGACGACACGTCGAGAAGGTGCCTCCATTCCTATATGAGCCCGAGCAGAAATCCCTCAGGGCGGTGGGCGATATCCTCGGCCGCATGCCACTGGCTGGCGATGTTGAAGCTGCAGGGCCAATGCACCGCGTACCAGCATTACAGTGGAAGACCTGGGTACGACTCGCCTTGGTCGAAGCCGGAAAGGACTGGCGCAGTCTCGACGCTTTAGCAATCGAGGACGGCTATCTACGTGACTTCGTAATCGTACCTGAAGCCTATTCCGGCTATCTGGGCGTTAACGGGTGGGGTAACTCAATCGGAACCGTAGCCGGCCGGAGCAGCCCTACTAACGGAGCCTTCTCCGTTGCCGACCCACGGGCGAAGACAGGCGCATTGCAATACCAGCAATACGGGGTACGCCGCTGGGAAGACACCAGCGGCGCGATGATCGGCGTCAAGAGTCCTGGTCAGGGCACGTTCAGTGTGGCCGATCCGCGCCGTGCCGCTGGTGGCTTTGGCAAGTACTTGGTGACGCCCTACGGGGGATCGGCCGGTACTGTCATTGCTGGCAGCACCACAGGTCAAGGCGCCTTCGCAGTCCAAGACCCACGTCCGGGCATGCGGCGAGTCAAAGGTGATGCGTACCTAACTGGCGGGCACTACGGGGTGGTTGACTGGAACGGTCAGGCAGGCGCTGTTTCTGCCAGCGCTCTGCACGACAACGGACGCTGGAGCGTTGCAGACCCCCGACTACCAGAAGCCAATGATCGACTTACCTGTGTGATCGAAAGCCTCGACGGCACCTGGCACCGCCCGTTCACCACATTAGAAATGGCTGCGCTGCAGTCACTAGTTGAACCCGAAGAGCAGTTGGAGCTGGATGGGCTCAGCGACCAGGCATGGCGCGAACGAATCGGTAACGCTGTGCCCCCTGCCGCAGCTGAGGCAATAGCCCATGTAATGGGTACCACTCTGCTCCTGGCTGCCCAGGGCGAAACCTTCATGCTCAGCAGCATGCCGATCTGGGTTCGTCCGGTAGCCGTGGGCCTGAGCGTATCTCGGCGGGAGGCAGCATGAATAACCACACCCATGATCGCTCACCGTCTATCGCCGAGCACAATTCCGTCGCCCGGTTCGGCCAGGCCAGGCTCTGCCGCACCGCGGATCTCGCATCCATGACCTATCAACCAACTATCCGTCCCCTCAAGGGCATGCAAAACATGGCCAGACCAGCCATGTCAGCTATTTGCGACGTGTGCCACAAGCCACGCGTGCGCAAAGGCGGGCACGACAAGTGCTCCAAGATCCGCCAGGCGGCGGGCTTCATCATCAAGCGGGGGGCCAAAGCATGAGCGTCGACATTCTGAAACTGAGGACCTTGGCCGAAGCGGCACAGCGCAATCCGCGCAACTATGTGGTTCTGAACGACTACGGTATGGCAGTACCGCCAACGACAGTGTTGGAACTAATCGCGGAGATCGAGCGCCGCCGCCAGGTAGAAGCCGAGGGCTGGAAGCCCGACCTCATTCACCCAGACTGCGAGATACCGGCCGACGCTGCTGGGTATCCCGATGATCCACCAGGCACCCCCTACGACGAACCAGCTTCTAAATTGCATGCAGCCTTCTCCGCAAGCGAGGTGACAAACGCGCTAACTGCAGCAGCACTTGACCTCCTGAAGGAACGTGATCGGCAGATCAACTCTAAAGGCCATTCATCCGAGCAAGACGATCAGTACATGAATGGTGAACTTGCTGACGCCGGATCCGTATATGCATTTTGGGCGAACACCTTCAACCTCGGGCTGATTGCGCACACCCCTCCGTCTTGCTGGCCTTGGCCCCCTGAACATTGGAAGCCAACGAGTCAGCGCCACATGCTCATCAAAGCCGGAGCTTTGATCTTGGCCGAACTGGACCGCCTTGACCGCCTGCAGGCCTCCGAGGTGCGCAATGGCTGAACGTACCAGGCCCCGCATGGCTACCCACACCCTCGACCTACCCGCGATGTGCGACATTTGCGGCCAGGCGAGGTCAACCCGACGTCACACCAAATGCAGCAAGATTCGCCAACAGCGAAAGAGCGCTGAATGGGAATCCTACATGGCCAACGTAGCCGCAAAGAAAGCATTGGGGAGGCGCGCATGAACACAGCTTTCGTGTTGATGGCGCAATACAACGGGCTAGCGATTATCTCCCTCGACCAGGTATGCGCTGACTACTTCACACACCTTACGCCACTCGTCTTCCAACGAAAGGTGCTGGCCGGGGAGATCAAGCTGCCCATCACTCGACTCGAACCGAGCCAGAAAAGCGCTCGAGGCATCCACATTGCGGATCTAGCCCTATACCTAGATCAGCGGCGAGACGCCGCGCGCAAGGAGTGCATGCAACTAAACAGATAAAGGCCAATGCAGACAGCTCGATAAAACCTTAAGATCTATGTCATACCTTGAGCGCTCTAACAGAGCGCTCACATAGTACTTCCCGAGCAAAAGCAAGCGCCACAGCCAAGAAAAACAAACACTTACACCAAATTGTGACACCCAAAAAATTACAGCCTACCCTCCATATATTCGATTACAGAATTAATCTCCGAGCGCAAGAAATCATAGCGCGCATTAGCCACCTCACTCTCATACCGAACCTGCATGAAAGGACTCACCATCCAGCCTTTATGCTCGCTCTCACCAAATGCACCAAAGAACTCTTTAAGGCCGACCTGATCAATCACCTGAATAGCGACTTCATATTCTTCAATAGACATTATTGTATATGGATATTCCTCAACCACCTTACGATCAAGGCCCGCCCTATCAAGCAACGCGAGAACAGAACTCTCAAGCCTTGCAAAGATTGATGGACCAAACAGATACCAGTTGGATAGAGTCAAAACTACAGGATAGACCGCCCTGCCTTCGATTTTGAAATTCGTATACCCACATTGAATATCATTCATGTTCTTGTAGTTTTGAACTACATATTTAGCAAGTAGATCAATCTCTTCAACTAGAGCATCCCACT